GCCATCATAGAGCGGGCAATGTCATGTTGGTAACGCTTAACCACAGGATCAATGTCAATAGAGCGAGAACCATTAGCAGTAATCAGTTCAATAGACATCAGCTTCTGGTTAGTTGGTTTACCATCAGCATCCATATAAACATCAGATGGAAGCAAGGCATAACCTTGATCATTGTTCTTCAGGTCTCTCAGGATACGCTCAAATTGACCCCTAAGAGCAGCTTGATCATCACTAGCATCACCACTCAGATATTCAGCAGGCATAGTGCCAACAGGGACACCGTGAAGTTCTCGTTCAATAGCAACTGCTTCATAGTTTTGAATCTTGTTGAGGTAAGTATAGCTGACATAGGCATTCCTAAGAACTGATCTACCAGAAGGGTCATTGTTAAGGCTGGTTGTTCTATAATAAAGGCTCTTTTGTACTGGAATCATCTTAGGGGCTTTACCCCAAGAAACATCTTGATACATACCCAGAACTTCACCAGTATCTTGATCAATCTCAAACTTATTTACAGTCCAAGGTGCTCGAATAGAAATCTTCTTAATACCAATACGGCCATCAAGGTATTTACTATTTTTCTTAGGTGAGTAGGAATCACCTTCACGACGCTTATAGATAACCTCAAACCAAGAAAAACCATAAGTCAAGTGAGACAGAGCCTCAGAGATATGGTCATCAAGGCTATGGTCCATATCATCTAGGACAGTCTGGACAAAGTCAGCTTCAGCCTTAGCTACATCACTCTCATCAGCAGGAACAACTTTAATCTCTACATCTCGGAGAGTCTGTTCAACAGCATACATGATAGCGCCAATAGTGGCATTATTATCACGCATCTCACGATAGACTTGAATTGCCTTCTTACCCCGAAGGGCCTGTAGAAATTCATCAGCAGAGATTTGACCTGAGTTAGTATTTTTACCACTAACCCCCAACTCAATTTTGGAAGCAGTCTCACTAAGTTTCTTCATTATACTTCCTAAAATCTGATAAGAAGACCTTTCGCATCTGAATAGGCCAAATTAAGTTCGGGTCTAGCTACTCCTTTAAGAGCAAGGTCTGTAATAGCCCAGACCATAGCATCAAGTCTATCTGGAGAACCAATAGAGCCAAGAGGTTCCCATTGAACCATCTGATCTTCTAATTCATCAAGGCCACGAACATGCTTAACTTTATTTCTCTCGTAAAGAGCAGATACTGGTTCTGCACGAGCATATTTACCACGAGAAGCATGTACCAATCTAATAGGAACACTGTCATCAGCAAGACGAAGATTGTCCCTAACCATATCACCACCTTGGTTACGCTCTGCTACAATACGATCAGCAGAGTATTCGTGATATAGGGCTACAGCTTTAGTTGCCCATTGCTCTGGGGTATATCTACCTGTGTGATCAGCAAGCACATAACAAGTGCCACTAACATCAACACCAGCAACCACAAGTCCTGTCATATCACTCTCAGCATTAGAGGTAATAGCAGGGTCAACTGAGATAACAACTCTGTTAAGGCTCTTAGAGAACTCTACAGGGTCGTCAATATCAGCTTCTGCCCTAGATAGCATATCTCTGTTCCACAAGGCTCCAGAAGCTTCATCCATAATCTCAGCATAGAGTTCTTGTCTACCAAGACGAGTACCATCATATTGAGTTCGTACTGCATTAAGGTAGCTATCAGCAAGGTTGGCTGAGTTATCAAAAGTAGAACCTCGAACAACTTGAGTTCTAGGGTTTTTAATTATTTCCCTCAACAGCTTTGTCGGCTTAGGGGTAGTAGTGATAAATGTTCTAGGGTTTTTACCTAAACGTAGACAGAACTGAGCCATGTCATAGGTCTCTCTATCCTTGTTCCAAGCACAAAGTTCATCCATCCAACAAGCATCGCCTTGAGGTCCACGAAGACGGTCAGGTTCCTCACTTGAGAAGAATGTAACTGAAGCACCATTAGCCCAAGTAACAGTTCTTTTGGTAGGAGACCACTCTGGATACCCCATATGGACACCCTTATAAGTTCTATCCCCAGACCAGCAGACGGCAAGAAAACCACTCTCACCTTTTACCATAACTCTTTCAATATCTGAGTTAGTGGCAGCAATAGCCATTATTCTTTTTTTACCAGACTTTACTTGTTCACGGCACCATTGAGCACCTGCCCAAGTCTTACCCCAACCACGACCAGCAAGGGCAAGAAAAGTATCCCAGTCACCTTCAGCAGGAATCTGCTCTGGTCTAGCCCAAAATTTAGCATTAAACCTAAGTTCTTCTGCTTTTTTAGGTTCCATTTGAGAGAGTATCTCAATCAGGTCTTTACCCATTGCCCTTAGATCATCAGCATGTATTGGAAGTCCGTTTTTACCAGCCATTGTAATTGTTGTGCTTACTTAGGTTAATATCTGAAGGGAGTAGTTGAAGATTCCAAGGTACGTGTAAACCACAAACCTCTTTACCTTGTAATGGAACTATGTGGTCTACATGATATTTTTGACCAGAGATAAGTTCACAATCTTTAGCAAGAGTGTAGAAGAAATCTATCTGAGCTTTATGTAAAGCACTTAACCAACTAGGGCAAGAATTTGTCTTTGAAGACCTTCTCTTTGCACCATAGGAAAGAGTTTTATCTCTATTACCTTCTCTCCAAGATTTAGTGTACAACAAAATAGTTTCTTTGTTCTCTAAATAATAGGCCTTACTACCACTCTTAATCTTTTCTTGATTACCCTCTCTCCAAGACTTATTATAGTCAGACCTAGAGGATTTATTATTATGGTAGTATTCTCTCAGAGACTCTCTGTGGCAATCTTTGCAGATGTTACGGTATGAGTTTTTTCTATCTGATCTAGCAACAAGCTCACTTGTACTTTTTGTAGTTTTGCAAACTCTGCAACACTTACTTTTCATCAGGTTTCTTTACATTAAGAAGCGCAAGCAGATCATCAATAGCGGAAGTGTCTCCACTTTCATCATCTGGAGAGGCTTCAATAATAGTCTGAGTTGGAGACCAACCAGCTTTACTACGAAGGAACAATTCAGCAGCCTTAATGTCACCACCAAGAGCAGCATTAACCACAACCCTACCAACATCTTCATGCACAGAGGAACGGGCTTCTGCAATATCATCACGATAGGTCTTATACAAACCATTCATAGAAGTAGGAGCACCCTCAAACCTCTGGATGTCATCTAGGATAACTTTCATAGCTACCCCAGCCCTAATCTTAGTGCGAACTACCTTAGCAATAGGCAGCTTGTGCTTCAAGGCTTCTGCCATAGCTTAAATCCTAATGTCTTGGGAAAAATGTCAGTTAGCCTATACACTGAAAGGTATTACAAATAGAGCTTACATCCAGACACTTTTTGAATATCAATTATGTTGAGAAAGTTCGATGCCTAGTCTTCTTGTCTGAAGTACATAGGGTGTTACAATGACACTGTCAAGTCTATAATAAAGATAATCATAAATAGTTACATTTTAGTCACTCTACTAATGGAGTTATCTTCTTTCCACTCTAACCAAACCTCTACAGCATCATCAAAATCCCTAGTGCAATAGGCAGACTGCAATGGCCCTCTTCTAACCACAAAATACCCCAGAGGTTCAATCTTAAAGACCCCTTCCACTAGGGTCTCTACAGCCTTAACCTTATCTTTAACTGGCCTCTTAGCTTTCTTGCTAATAACCAGAAGGTTCTCATAGCTAAGGTTGAAGTAGTCTTGGTCTTTATTGATTACATGGTCATCAGAAGACACATAGTCATCTGTAACCAACATAACTGCTACTCTAGCTAGGGAAACCCTAATAGCTTTACCCCCATGTCTTGAAGACCTAAAGGTATAGTACCTATCAGTCATCTCCTTATTTAGTGGCAGATAACACATAGCTCCAGTCTTACTGTCATAGGAGAACATCTCTCTCCATTCATCAAGGTAGTAGCCAAGGTAATCTAGTTCTCTCATAACCAATCCTAATCAGAGGGGAAGACCTTAAGGTTATACTAACCTAGTGTCTATAGCTTAGAGTCTCTCTATCTCATAGTAGCCTATAAATACTATAGTTATCTGATAACCTTCTAGTCTATCTATTATCTATAGTAGTGGATTACTTCTAGTCTATACCTTCTAGTCTCTATCAATACTATAGTAGTTGAATAACTCTAGTCTCTCCGTAGAGTCTCTCTATCTTATAGTAGTATTAGTATACTGAACGGGGGTGAACCCTAAAGATATATAGGATGTTACAACGCGATGACAAGGGGTAAACGAAAATAAATATCATACTTAAGGGAATCTAAATGAAATTCTTCTTTTTTGTGGTAAAAATGTCACACTATCAAAGTCGATTTGTAGGAACGATTGGGTAGTAAAACCTTTATAGGAGAGGGTTTGTTATATAAATCAATTAGTTATAGGAGTCAATAGGTTTGTTTATGTGTCAAGGGCAAATGAATTTTTGTTTTGGACATATACTGGCTTATTCAAGGGTTAAGGTCAAATGAATTTTTTGTTTTGGATATATATCTGTCTACCGACCCATCCCCGAATCACCCTCCACTTTCCAGGGGGTCCCATGTCC